AAAGAGTTAATGGAAAGAAATCCTAACGCTAGAACTATGCCACAAATCTATAAAGATGATATGTTGGTAGGTGGTTACGATAGTCTAAAAACTCTACTAGAGGTTAGCAGAGGAAGCTCTGACACAATAGACAAATCACTATGAAGTTAAACATATTGGGCGATCCAGAGGCAACCGTGCCTCAAAATGAACTAGATAAAAATGCTATGGGCGGTACTGAGTTGATGAAGTATGGTCTGTTCGATAGAATTGATCCTGCATTGTTAGATAAGTTTCAAATTATACCTTCTAGATTTAGAGGATTGCAAAAAGGAAAAAAACCTATCTATTGGGTACATGACTTAGCTCAAGATCCAGAGATGGCTCATTTAAAAGATGGTGGATGGGACAAGTTTGAAAAAATTGTATGCGTATCTCATTGGCAGAGACAACAGGTACAAGACTTTCTTGGAGTACCTGCAAGTAAGTTAGTTGTACTACAGAACGCTATTGAACCTATTGAACCTCACGATAAGCCAGATGCTGATAAGTGTATCAATATCATATACCATACTACGCCACATAGAGGACTAGAATTACTTTATCCAGTAATGGAATGGATAGAACAAACATTTCCTGATATCAATTGGCATTTAGATGTGTACTCGTCTTTTGGAATATATGGATGGCAAGAAAGAGACAAGCCTTACAAAGCGTTATTTGAAAAGATCAAATCACATAAACACATGACATATCACGGACATGTTTCTAATGAAGAAGTTAGGAAAGCTCTTATGAAGGCTCATATATTTGCTTTGCCTAGTATATGGCCAGAGACATCTTGTATAGCAATGGTAGAAGCTATGAGTGCTGGATGTGTATGTGTTCATAGTAGCTTAGCTGCTTTGCCTGAGACGACATCTAACTGGACTTTGCAATATGACTACTCACAGGATATGAATGAGCATGCAACTAAAATGGCTCTCACATTAGGTGATGCTTTAAGGTTAGTAAAAGATCCTACTATGGAAGAAAGACTTAATATGCAGAAAGCATATACTGATGGATTTTATAATTGGGAAGTTAGATCCCAACAATGGTCTGTTATGCTGCAGACCCTTCTTCAAACTGCTCCCTCAAAGAAAGAAACTTAAGTAAGTATTGATTCCTATCTTTAGTGTTCTTTATAAACACCTGAGGTTCGCTTTCACCATCAACTCCAATGACAGTAACTAATTGAGGAACCTGCATTCCAGTTCTCTCTTCAAACATAAAGCTATAAGCAGCTTCTTGTACGAAGTAGTTCTGGATCCATTCTTCTTTTTTCTTTTTCTTTGCTGTCTTGAAATCGACAATAGATAAAGTTCCGTTATACTCTGCAACCATATCAACTTGTCCAGCTGATCTTAAGAAGTCTGAATATAAGAAACTCTCTACACCATAAACAGTACCAACTGTATCAGCTAGATGGATTGACATTGCATCAAACATCTCTTTATTACTTGGCATTACTTCTACTTCATCCATAGTGCCTAGTATATAATGCTCACATAGTTTATGGATTGATGTTCCTCTTGAAGAGGCTTGTGTAGTAATTTGATTAGCTACCTTTGAACCTACCCTGGCTCTCCACTCGCTAATTGCCTTAGCGTTCATCTGACCCGTTATGGTCGTTACTGAGGGATAATGTGACCCGTCTGGTGTCTCATATAGTCTCTTGCCATTAACGTTCCTTCTAGGCAGTTTCTGAAGGTCTGAGAGCTGTAGATTAAACTGTTTATCCATTCTTTACTGCTTTAACTGCTTCTAGAGGTATAATGACGCCTTGTCTATCATCATCAACATCTACTACTATTCCTTTAGACCAATCAACAAACACTATATCGTTTGAATTGATATACTTTACATCTGGTCCAACATTAATTACTAAACCAGGAGGCGGAGCAGGTTTAGTATCATCAACATCTGCCGATAAAATAATTCCACCCTCTGTAGTTGTTTCTTTTTTCTCTTTGCCTTTTAGTTCTGCAATGAGTAAATTATCACGTGTACATTCTATCATTAATCTATTCCTTTGGAACTATAAACCTTTTTATCTTTAGAGGCTTTCTTCTTCCATTTGTCGACAGCTTTATTAACTTGACCTTGCTGTCCGGTCTTTGCTGAATTCATCTCTCTACCAAAATTGGTTTGAGGGTTTTGTTCACCTATCTTCTGTAAAACTTCTTTGAAGCCATCATCGATCTTACGCAGACCATCAACCCCACCTACGATCATCGGAGCACCAACCTTTTGCTTTATGTTAGGATTATCTTTTAAGAATACCTCACGCTCAGACAGCTTGAGTAACAACTCAAACTCCTCACCGGTTTCAGTGTTATAGAAATCGTATAGCGGCATTAGCTATTTGCTGGATCCATTAAAAAGTCATCGTATGCTTGTTTAACTATTTTCTTAGAGACGCCTTTGATTTTTCTATCTTTAGCTTCAATAAGAAGAGCTGAATCATCTGGATCCAACTGCTCTAGTATCTCAATGAAGAGCTGTTCTCTTCTTCCTTGAGTCAGATTACTCTTACCTTCCAAAAAGATATACATTCTTCTCATCTCAGAATAAAACATTCCTTGATTATCAAATGACTTGTCTAATGGTTTGTAAGGGGGATTTCCTTCAGGCAATGCCCAAGTTAATCTGTTATCATACGTAAGCTCTAAGATTCCTCTTAGCTCTCTATTATCTTCTCTTTGCAATATTCTTATTTTCTCGCCAACAGACTTTGCATCTTTGACTTCTTTAATTATTTCGCCTATTCCTTTTTTCATATTAAAACTCACTTATATTTTCTATGAGGTTATTTAGCTTCTTTTTTACAAAGTAGTTAAACAGTTTGCCTCTATCTTTATCTTGACTGTCAAATTGATCCATGACCTCTCTTCTAATCTCAGATGGTGTAAACTGTAAATCAATCAAAGCTCTATTCCTTTGGAATGCTAATGACCACTCAATACTAGAATCTAATCCATGAGTACCAAGTTTATCTACTGTCTCCTTAATTTTTGCTAATGTAGTTGCTCTCATAGGCTTCTGTCTACCACCTGTAACAAATACATCATCACTAGATAGACAATTAGGAATTCCATCACCCCTATCACCTTTTGCAATATGTTCTATTAAGTAATCTTCTGGATTCTTATTTTGAATCTTTCTTTTTCTTACTGGATCATACTGATCTACATTAACAAATCTTTGAAGTTGGACAAAGTCCTTATCACCAGAAAGAACTAGGATAGGTTCACCTTCACCTAATTGTTTTCCAAACTCATGACATAGTGTGCCAATGATATCATCAGCCTCTGCTGTGCTTACTTGGATAACTTTATAAGGAAAGAACTCTTTTAGTTCATCTCTAACATTATTAAGACAATTAAAAATATGAGGCCAATCGTAATCAGAAGTATCTCTAGCCTTCTTACGATGTGCTTTATAATATGGAAAAAGTTTCTTTCTCCAGTTATTAGTGTCATCACAGCATATAACTAACTCGCCATATTTCTTGTTAAACTTAACTCTATTAGCTCTAAGAGAATTAAGTACCATATGTCGGAGTAGATCCTCGCTGACATCTACATCACCACGACCGTGGATCTGTGCCATTAAGTTGCTGATCATTACCTGATTGAGGTCGACCAATATCATAATTTATCTCCAAATCAAAACAACATTATACTATATTTTGTATTAAGAGTCAACAGATCGGTTCAGATAATCTTTCCAGTGATTGATAAATATTGCGCTATCTTCAATATTAATTAGTTTGTTTGTGACCTTTTGCAATGGGTGGTCAAGGTCGCTTGCTTTCATTAAGCAAGACTTTATAGCTTCACATACCATTAACATCTCTCTATCGATGTTATTTTTATTACCATTTAGATCAATGCCTCTAGCTTGGATATCATCAAACAATTGATATGTTAACTCTATAGCTGTATTGAGACAAAGTTCGAACTGATATCTTTTAATGTTATCTTGTCTTTCTTTTTCGCTCTTTACAAACTCTTCATTTATCCCATTGAGAGGGAATTGGATTACATCGCCCATATTATTATTTAGCTTTCTTTTCTCGAGCTATACGCATACGTTCTACAAAAGCTGCTTTTTGAGCTTCCGTCATAGTACGCTTCTTTTTCTTAGGCTTAGCTTTTTCTTTAGATGTAGACTTGACTAATATAGTTCCTCTTTCAGTATAGTTTAATGCAGGCATACCATATGATTCACGTTCCTCATTCTCAAGCTCTGGTGTCCATACTTGCATATAATCATTATAGAATACGCCAAGCTCTCTTTTAGGTTTACCGTTCTCATAATATGCCATAGCAATACAATACTTAGAAACCTTTCTTTCCATATCGCCACCAGCAAAGATGCTAGAGTAAGATCCCGTCCTTAGATAATTTTCTAATTGACCAACATAGCTCTTCCAAGTTTCTTTCTTAGCCAATGCACCATTTGTTCCAGCCATGTGTGATCTATGTTCAGCAGCAACATGTTGCTTTGCTTCTTTGATCCAAGCTCTAACATTTTTCATACTGAAGTCATCTTCATCTGGCAATGCTACTACTTCTTTATTGTATTGAGCATATGCAGGAGGATTTTTTGCAAATCTTTTTTCTCTTGCAGCTGCAAGTCTGTCAGCCGCTGCTTGTTTTTGATCTTTATTCATAGTCTAAGCTCTCCAATATTTCCATTTGATTGTATGTAGCATCTTTGTAATTTATCTTTCCTCTCTCTTTATGATGCTCAATAGTCTGTTTGCCAGGAAAGTAACATTGGGTAATAGGAGCATTTTGTACACCGAGCTTACCCAATAATAGTTCTGTAAAGTTTGTCATGTCAGTGGAAGAATTTACAATCTCACCCAATGTATTATTCATTTTTAGAGTAGGCCATAGTACATTTGCTTTTGGTCTCCTAGGATTCAACTTAGAGGCCCAATATCTAACAACCCCAGTATGAATCTCAGCTAATGGTCCTGCATCAACAGTATTCTTAAACTCGTACCACTCTCTCATTAAAAATTTAGCAAAGTCTTGGTTCATGTATATACATTCTGCAGCAATTCCTGGACACCATACATCCCAGTCCTTCCAGTTTTCTATCATTGCATTTAACTTGTCTGGATTTCTAACAAATGAATCGTGTTCTAATATAATAATGTTCTCACCAGTCTCAGCAATATGCTTCCACCAATGAAGCATAGATGTAAAGCAAGCCTTCTCAGTTGTAGATATTTTATGTCTTACATCCTTATACTTAGATGCACTACTATATGATCCCCAAGGTATATTAAGTGGATTGCCAATGATTGTTTCTGGTGTATAACATTGCCATCTTTCTACTTGGACGTTCTTAATAGGTTCCCAGGTCTCCATAGCTACTTTTGAGTATGCCATTGAAATGGGATTACTATAGTCACAAATCATTACCGCTCTAAATTTCATTTTTGCATTATCCTATAAATCAATTTTAAAATCAACTATCAATATTTTTGTATTTATTTTATTTAGCCGTTGACTTTATATATACTAGTGTATATACTCTACTCCTGTGAGTAGGGCAGGATAAAGGCAGCTATGGAATACGTACCGTTAGATGAAACATTAATTAACTCGGAGACTTGTATTCGCTGCGGGCACTGTTGCAAGTGGACCACTAGTACTCAGATGGGCAACGATAATAAAAAAGCGTGGGTGGCTACTACTATAGAGGACAATGACCTTGTTACAATGATAGATCATAATCCTGTAAAGGTCAATGGAGCTAGAAGAAATCCATTTGAGCTCGAAATAAAATGTAGCAAGCTCATAGTCGATAAAAAGGAAGACACATATAAGTGTGGAGTGTACCTAGATCGACCTAAAGTGTGTAGCGACTATAATTGTTTTCAGATGGCTAATAAGTTAAAAAGAAGACCACAGAATTTTAAATCAATAAAGGAGATTATAAAAAGGGTTCACAATGTTGATGTAGAATGGGGCGGTGAGTTAACTACTAGTCCTTATAAGAATAGAATTAAAAATATGATAGACGTGGTAGAAGTAAAGTAATGGCATACGTAGTAGGAGATGGTTGTATAGGATGTAAGCACACTACATGCGTTGAGGTATGTCCCGTTGATGCATTTAGAGAGGGAGCTAATTTTTTAATCATTGATCCAGACGAATGTATTGATTGTGATCTATGTGTACCCGAATGTCCGGAAGAAGCAATCTTCCCCGATGACGAAGTACCTGACAATCAAATATCATTTATAGAACTCAATGCTGAGCTATCTCAAATATGGCCAGTAATAGATTCACCTAAAGAACCATTGATGGATGGATCTAAGGAGATAGTAAGATGAATATAATATCCAAGCTACTGTTAGGTGTTGGCAGCAAAGAGCTGGACGATATACAAATAACACCATTCAAGATTTTTAAAATAGCTATAGTATTAGGATTGACATTTTTTGGTGCTATCGGACTACTAATATTTTTTGCGTCAAAATTAATTTAACAAAAGCGTTGACTTCAAATAAACCATTTAGTATAATGGATGCATAATTTGACAAAAGGAGAAAAATTATGGCACATATGGTAGAAACAATGGCTTACGCAGGGGAACTTCCTTGGCATGGTCTTGGTACTAAAGTAGACGAGAA